ATGTTGGCTTCACCGCCTTGCGGAACTCACGGTAACTTATGTCTCGTGTGCTGCCGTCCTCATGCTGGCCGTCGTGGTACTTGCGGAGTAACGATTGTTGCTGGGGCTTGGTGAGTTTCATGCTAATTCCTCCAGTCGTTGATCTGAGCCTCTCCATGATGCGGTTTATGTGGTTTCCTTGTAGCCAAGTGTTTCGAGTACAGCGCGAACCTTCTCGCGATCCGCAGTGTCCGCAGCGAACGTTTCGTTTTTCATGCCGGCCTCTACTACTAGGTAGACAGCGGCTCGTATGGTGGCGTCGTCACAGTTGAACGGGTAGATGCCGAGTTTCTTGCCACGCCATCCTTTACTGTAGAACGAAAGGACGTAGTCGGTAAACTCGTCCGATCCCATGAGAAAATCTTTCATGCTGTGTACCTTTTGAGTTTCTTTTCTCATTTTCTTATCCTTTTATTGTGTGAGCAAGTGTCACGTTTGCGCTATATGGTTATCCCTCAGATGCCACAGCGGGGAGTTCACCCGATTGCACGCCAAAACGCGCCTCTGAATCGGTTGAATAGGGCACAGTGGTGTGCCCAAGTATCGTCGTCGTTCCATACTGCGTTTTTGGCATCTGCGATGCCGCACCCTACTTGGTCACACAGGTCATCGACCTGATCGGCCACGCAATCCGCGAAGGCGTTATCGCCCGTGCTTCCTCCCATGCTGACACGCAAGGCAGCACCAGTTTTTGCGCTTTGAATGGCGCTACGAATTATTCTAAAATTATTCATTGTTTTACTCCTAACTAATGAGTCCTGTTTTTTGGACGTTGAATTATTACAGAAATTGAATTATTACACGAATTATTACAAACATAACCGTGCAAGCCTTTGATGATAAAGCTTTATTACATTATTACAGCGCCTGAGAGAGACATGTCCGGAAAGGTGTAGCGTGGTGAAAACACACGCTCCCCTCATAATATTTTTAAATGTTGTCTCTCTCTCTAGTATTGTAATAATGTAATAATGTAATAAATAGAGTAATAACCCCTTGGTTTTATTGGGTTCACTTTATTACAAACGTTTATTACAAAACTGAAATGCATCAATTCTGTAATAAAGGCTCGAAAGGGGCGGCGTACCGCCCCTAGTCTATTCGATTATGCCGCGCGAAGTGCTATGACCTGCCGCTTCGCCTGAAGTGCTGCAATCATCGCCTCGAGTTCGTTGGCTGTGGGATGTGCTTTGGTAAAGCGGTCGGCGGCTTTCTGCGGGTCGAACGCGGGTGTATCTTTGTCTGCACGGAACGCTTCGGCGAACTTAGTGCCGCGCATAGACGCACCATCGGCGTCCAACTTGTGCAGTGCCGTGACAGCGGCGTTAGACAGCGAGGCATCAGCAATCTTGATACCCACTAATTTTTTGTTCTTTTTGGTAGCTGTGGCACCGACAAACACCTTGCCAAACGTGGACAGAATAAGACCAGCGGTCTTGGCGTCTCCACGCGCTTTGGTGCGTTGGTACAGCCGTGTGATGACGGTGGTATCACGCTGGGCGATAACGTAGTTAATCGCAGTCACAAAGTGTTCAGTCATCTTCACACCGTTACCAACGGCAGCCGCGAAATTGTTGACGCACTTGTCGGCGTCGAAGTTTACAGTATCAGACATGGCATTAATTCCTTTGATGGGGGTTATTGCGTATAGAGAACGCAAGACAGTACCCACACAAGCCGCGCGGATACTCTCGATTTCATTCTCTATGCGTGCCCTGCGTTCCACACGTTCCCAACAGGCGGTCCCGTCAAGTTCGCGTGCCGTACCATGCGGAGATATATAGTCGCCTATCCCGTTATCCGTTTAAACATAGTTTAACTGTGCCTATGTAGTACGCGGCATTTCACGCTCAACCCTACTGTTTCCGTCAGGTTCACTCTTCGGCTGTCCGATCATGCAAGTCGAATGTCCTCTACCAGCAAAAGAGCTAGTCAGGTACCTATCCATGCAATCACATCACACCTCAAGTCCACGTCCGCCGTTGACCGCGTGACATAACCCTAAGGTTCACGGTCGCTGGCTTCAGCGCGTCTCCGATACCTACCGATGCAGGCTGCAGTTTCCCCTTAACTGGCAGAGACGGCACAGTTGTAGGGTGATCTATCCCATGCGCAGAGATACCCTGCGGGATGTACGACCTTATGTAATAACGCGGCGTCCGCTTCGTCTATCGGCTTGCCTTACATAGATGGCGCGGCGTAAACGAGATGGGGTAGGGACCGAGGGGGTGGCCCCCGCCCGCCCAGCCCTTATGTGTTCCATTCATCACAACCCTAGTTTTTGAGTATACAACTTATAAGTGTGCCCGTGTTTATTGACCCACGCCTGTTCACGTGCTATTAGCTAACCCCATGAGCGACCACGTATTAAAACTGCTTCCCGAGCAGAACCCAAAGCCGTTGCTGTCGAAAGCCGATTTGCTGGCCATGGAAAACGATCCGGCGATGATGGAAACCTTCTCGCGCCTCCTCGGTGCGGTGAACCTCGACAACCTATTCCGCCACATGCAAGACTCCGACATAAACCCGGCAACCCGCATAGAGTTCCAGAAACTGCTCAACAAAATGGGCAAGCTTGAGCCGGACTTAAAAGCTATTACCGGCGGCAACGGTCCCCAAGTGGTGATAAATATTACCAGAGCCAAAGACAACGAAGCGTTAGTGATCGATGCGGCTATGGATACAATAGAACATGCTCCATGAGATAAATTTTGAGGTCATCAAAAGCCTAGATGACTTCTTTTACTCGGATAAGTTTATCTCGTTAGCTGTGGGGCCAGTCGGCTCTACTAAAACCACCGCTGGAATTATGAAAATTCTGCACCACGCAGCGTTAATGGCCCCGTGTAAGGACGGAATACGCAGGTCTCGTGCAATTTGGGTACGAAACACGCGAGAACAGCTGCGGGATACGTCCATTCCAGACTTTTTGAAGTGGATTCCCGATGGCGTGATGGGTTTTTTCCTAAAAACCGAGTACAAATACGTTATAAAAGTAGGTGATATTGAGTGCGAAGTGCTGTTTCGGGGCCTAGATGACGCCAATGACGTGCGTAGATTGCTCTCGTTACAGGCCAGTTTCTTCGTTTTCGACGAATTTAGAGAAATTCACCCTGATATTTACAACACTGCGCAAGGCCGTGTGGGTCGTTACCCCGACAAAATGATGAACGGCGTGGGGTGCAAAACCGACGATGGCGACCAGAATATGCACGTTTGGGGCATGACAAACCCCCCAGATATGGATACTTTCTGGGAAACGTTGCTTACAGAACCTCCCGACAACGTACACGTTACGATTCAGCCCTCAGGTCTGGCCCCCGAAGCCGACTGGACACAATTCTTGCCCGATGATTATTACTCAAACCTCGCGAACGGTAAAACCGAAGACTGGATAGACGTCTACATTCATGCCAAGTTTGGTAAGTCTCTGTCGGGCCAGCCCGTGTTCAAATCGTTCGACCGGACGGTTCACTCGGCGAAGGACAAGCTGACTCCGATGTACTCGGACGACCCGCTGCTGATCGGCGTAGACGCGGGACTGACACCGGCAGCAGTTATAGGTCAAGTTGCCTACGACGGGCGGCTTGTGATCTACGATTCACTGATTTCTGATGGGATGGGAGCGTTACGCTTTGTGCGAGAACGCCTTAAGCCCTTGTTAGCAAACAAATTTCCGGGCCGGAGAACAATAGTAATAATCGACCCCGCGGCCTTCCAGCGGGCGCAAACTGACGAGCGTACGGTTGCGGATATTTACAAAACCGAGGGGTTTACCGTCAAACCAGCGCGGACAAATTCGGTTGCGGCGCGCCTAGCTGCGGTCGAAAAATTCCTTACGCGGATCGTAGACGGGAAGTACGGCGTCCTGATAGATGCTACCGCTGCGACTTCTCTGGTGCAGGCTCTGGCGGGAAAGTACCGTTACAAAATAAACACGAAAGGCGCGCGCGAGGAGAAACCCGAGAAATCCCACCCGTGGTCAGATGTAGCAGATGCGTTCCAGTACATGTGCTTGCACGCCGACGGCGGGGAGACATTCGGTTCAGCAGGTTGGGACAACGATCTGCGCGAGGTTACTAAAGTTGCCTCCGGCGGATGGACATAAGTAAAGAAAAACGGGACGAAGCAGACAGGCTAATGCGTTTGGCTAAAGGTAGAGGCATCCCTGACGGCTGGAGTGACGATGACATCGAAAAAGCACACGAAGAGTACTTTAGGCGGTTGTGGTATAACCAAGAGCGTACATATGTTGACACATAGGCGCTCAGATGGTAGCACGTACCTGACGTTATAGAGAGAATTTGATATGGCGCTTGGTCCAGCCCTAGTTCCCGTTGCCCGCGCTTCTGACCTTGAAGCTCAAGCCACCCGTGACGCTGCGGAGAAGCAGGGCACCCCCATGATGGCGGGGCTTGCAGCCCACACCCGGCATCGCTGGGAGATTATGCGAGATCATTACCGGCAGAACACCGAGGTGCGGCTGTCTAAATGTGTGCGTGCGCGCAACATGGAGTACGAACCCTCTAAGCTGGCGTCGATCAAAGAGCAGGGCGGTTCTGAAATATTTATGGGCATAGTTAGTACGAAGTGTCGTACTGCTACTGCTTGGCTACGAGATACCCTATTGGGCGTTGGACCCGATAAACCATGGGGAATATCAGCAACTCCGGTACCCGAAGTTCCGCCCGACGTTGCGACTGCGATGCAGGGCATCATGCAGCAGAATTTGATGCAGCATTACGCCGACGGCGGAGAGCAGCCATCTGAAGATGACTTAAAGCAGCTTGCGTCGAGTATGAAAGACACCGCTACTCGCGAGATGAAGCACGAGGCGGACAAACGTGTCGAGCGGATGGAAAAGAAAATGGAGGACCAGCTTGTTGAAGGCGGGTTCACCAAAGCCATGTTCGACTTTACCA